GAAGATAAGAAACGCAGCAAACAACGCATTTATAGAACTGTTTCAACTTGATGGCACGTTTACACTGGAAGATGGCTCTGCAAGTACGCCTGCACTAGCTTTTAGAGATGATTTAAATACAGGTATTTTTAGCAGTTCAAATGATGTTTTAAATTTTGCTACTGGTGGTGTTGAAAGATTACACTTAGCTGGTGGCACTTGTGTCTTTAATGAAGATGGTGCGGATGTAGATTTTAGAATTGAAGGCGATTCAAACGCTAATTTATTTTATGTAGATGCTGGTAATAATCGGATTGGTGTTGGCATAGCAAGTCCTGATCAAACAGTTCATATTCATAAAGCAAGTGCTGGAAGTGCATCTTCTGATAATAATAGTGTTTTGACTTTAGAAAACAGCAATCATTGTATTTTACAGATGCTATCTCCTAATAGTGTTTCTAACAGAATTATGTTCGGCGATCCAGATGATAGTAATAGTGGTGAGATTCAATATTCTCATAGTAGTAATGTCATGACTTTTACAATTAATGCTTCAGAACGTATGCGTATAGACGAGTCGGGGAGGGTGCTTATAGGAACTACATCTGGATCTGACGCTCTTGTTGTTGATGGTGGAAGTGATGCAGGAACTATTACAACTAATAGCACGAATAGCAATGGAAATATGATGACTTTTAATTGTAGTGGAACTAATAAATTCTTTATCGGAAGTGCTGGCAGTTTTATTACTGGTCATAGTGGTACAACAGATCAAGGTATAAGAGCAGAAGGAAAGTTAATATTTGCTGCTGGTGGTCATACAGAACGCATGTCTATAAACACAACTGGGCGAGTGTTTATTTCAGAATCATCAATTGCAGATTTTGACGCATTTTTAACAGTTCATGTTGGAGCTTCTACGGCTGCATTTGCATCTCATTCTGGCACAACTGCCACTAGACACGCATTAGCTTGTTGTAATAATAATGGTCATGTCGGTGGGATCACAACTTCTGGTTCTGCAACATCATTTAATACCTCATCAGATTATAGATTAAAAGAAAATGCAACCGCAATCTCCGATGGTATAACAAGATTGAAAACACTTAAACCTTATAGATTTAATTTTAAGGCTGACGCAAGCACAACAGTTGATGGTTTTTTCGCACATGAGGTAACAGCAGTTCCAGAGGCTATTTCTGGAGATAAAGATGCAGTAAAAGAAGATGGATCAATAGACCCACAAGGGATAGATCAAAGCAAACTTGTACCTTTACTTGTAGCTGCCGTTCAGGAACTTATAGGTAAAGTTGAAGCTCTTGAAGCGGCTTAGTATAATACGTTTACATATTAAATTTTTATGACCCCACAGGAACTTTACGAAGAAACAAAATCTATTCTTGATTCTGATATACAACAGGCACAGCAGATTCAAAATGATATACAAGCAAAGCAACAACAATTAAATCAACTGACAACAAAAATTATTGGTAATCAAAAGCTAGTTGAAGGTCTTAAAAAAGTTGATGGTGTTTCTGAGCAAGAAAACACTTAATATTTAATCAAAGTATTTAAAAATTATTATGGCTGTTACTTGGAATGTTGTTTCTTTAGATGCAACAAAAACTGTAGGAAGTTTATCTGATGTGGTAACTACTGTTCACTGGACTGCAACTGATGCAGATGGAGATCATACTGGTTCTTCTTATGGTGCTGTAGGACTTGCTGAAGCTGACAGTGGATCGTATACCGTTTATGCAGATATTACAAAAGATAATGCTGTTGCATGGGCTAAAGCTGCTCTTGGTGCTGATGAAGTTACAAGAATAGAAACTGCTATTGCTGCACAGATAACAGAATCAAAAACACCTACAACAACTAGTGGTGTTCCTTGGTCATAGTAATAACTGACCAGTAATTATTGAAATTAAAATAAAAACGACTATTATTGAGCTTTATTCTTTTTAATAATGCTTAAAAAAGTTTTAGCTGTAGCTGCTGCTTCAGCTTTTTCTACTCCATGCTTTGCTGGGTTTTACCTAAACGTAGAAAACAATGGCTCTTACACTGGGAAAAATTTCACAGGAAGCGGAACGGATTTGCACCTAGGATATGAGAATGGTAATGCCTTTGGTAGCTACTACATTCAAGGTGGTGCGTATCTTAACAACCCAGATAATGCAGATTCAGAAACAAACTTCTCTGGTAAAGTTGGTGGTTCTGTAGTTGCATCAAAAAATATTGATGTATATGGAGAGTTCTCTATAGTGACTGACGATACTAATTCTTATGGAACTAAGGTTGGTTTGAAGTATAAGTTCTAGTCATCATAGACAGTGATACATAGAGAGGAGCTAATGCACAAATAGAGCAGAAAGTTATAATGGTGACAGGTACTAATGCTTTAGCAAAGGCTTCTCTCATGGCTAAAATCTCTCAAATATTATCTATTTTAAGTTTTATTATTTCTACGTCAATGTTAGGCGGTGGTGTCTATGCTTACAAGTATTTTTCTTCAGAACAATTTAAGACAAGAGTTATGAATGAAGTTATGGAAAGAGTGACAGAAATTTTACCAACACAGATTGATAAGAAATTACCAACAAGCACTGGTAAAGCATTGCCTCTTTGATGGAAATACCAGAAATATTTATACCAGAAATAATAGTTCCAGAAATACATTTACCTCAGACTTACATACCTAATTACGAACATTCAAATATTAATGTTATTGGCTGTAATTATTACCATCGAGATACAAGAAATACAGGCAACAGAAATCTAATATTAGATGACCCAAATGGTGTTATAACAGATTGCCCCTTTCCATCATTTACACCTTTGATATATGATGCACAAAATTTAATTATTACAGAACAGGCAGCACCAGTTTCAGAGCAAGAAAAGTTACCAGAGGGAAAACCACCAAAAACAGAAATACCAAAAGATAAAAAAAAAGAACCTTTAATACCTGATTGTCCTAGCAAGAAAGACCAGAGGGTTGGAGATTTTCGTAACGAAAAAAGATTAGAGCGTGTTACTGGTCATAAAAGAGGTGATGATGGTATTGAATGTATAACACTTTATGAAAGCGTTCCCTTCAAAGATCAGTACATTCCAGAAGTTTCTACTATTGTATCTACTGCTGTTATTGGCTTGGTTGCTGCCAGTACTCCACTATTACTTAATGCGGTCAAACCCATTGTGAAGCAGATTGTTAAAAAACTGACAAAGAAAAAAGACAAATCTACTTAATTTTTAATTCATGTGTATGTGGTATAACTTGATTTGGTGGTATTGCTACTTCTATTCCTTCACAAATACTTGCATACTTGCCCACGAAAGTTACACCTAGGTTCGCTTGCTCACCGCAGAGCTTCAAACGAAACATGGCAGTCTCTAACAGGGTTTTCTGATATAACAATTCTTGATTTTTTATATTTACCTCTGTAGCTTTCAAACATAGTTCTGGTGCTTTACCTAAAGGAACAGTTATTTGTGCAGATATTCCATAATTCAAATTAAAATTTTCTTTTTCAAATCTTGGTGTCTCTTGCACATATTTTATTTCGCCAGTATCTTCATCATAAATATTTTGTCTTGTCACAGTTTCTTTAGGGGTATTGAATGACCAAGCATCTGTAACATAAGGAGTAATTGTAAGACTTGGAGAGCTACAAATAATCCCCTGAGACATTCTAAAAACTGGTGTGCTTTGCGGAGCTATCATAGTGGCATTATTATTGACTGTTCCTTGTGCATTACTGCTTGGAGAAGCAACAGTTGTATTAGCTAAAACTTTTGTAGGGCAGAGAATAAGAGCTATTGCCCAAAGGTAGTTTCTACAGTTGTTGTTGTTGTGGTGTTTATGGTGCGGTTTATTGTTGTTATTGTGTCGATTCCACTGCCTATTACTGTTTCTACCAAACTGAATGGCTGCGCTTCGTTTACTATTTTCCATCTTGGGACACCTTCCAGATTAGGACTTGTATAGGAAAAATTAATACCATTAACTGTTTGTGTAGATTCTGCTGTAGGGATTGAATTGATATAGCCATTAATGTCATTACTTTCAATATTATGCCCAGAAACACTTACTGAATAACCTGTGCGGTATTGATAGCTGGTAATATTTTCTGTTACAACACTTTGGGAAGTGGAATTTGTGCTTGAACTCCCTGTACGAAACGTTGGTATGACTGGATTTGCAAGGATTCTGACAGGAAATAATATTATTAATAGCAGCCAAAATTTAGTCAATGGTGATCGTTACAGTTGTTTGTCCAATACAGCTAGTACCACTACCTCCTGCCGTGCAAGTATGCACTCCGCTACTTAAACTCGTCATGCCGAGAGATCCTGCTGTGCCACCTGATCCCACTGTTGTCTGCCCTCCAAGATGAGGCAATGCAGAGATGCCTGATGATGGTGTTATTGCAGAGGGAGAAGCATCACCTACTGTTAGTGATTCTGTTATTGAAAATGCTGATCCTGCACTTGTAATAGCCTTGTCAGTTTGTATCAAAGCTGGCACTGAATCAGTCAATGATCCAACATTCAATCCACCGATAGCTCCAGAGGTTGTAGATCCTCCAGAAGTTACGGAAGGGGTAATATTATTACCTGATAAAGAATAAGTCGTACCAAGCTTATTTGTAACGCTGTAAGGCATATCTACAGTAATTTGTGCAGATGTTGTAAATTTCTGAGTTATATCTGCAAATACTGCATTAGGCAATAATAAAAGAAGTGGTAATAATTTTTTCATTTAATACCTACATTATTGTTCTTATTATCTACTATAACGTCTTTTTGTTTGTTATTTCTATTACCTTTAATTGATAAACCTAGTGAGGCAGTGGATGCTGAAAAAATACTTGCAATAAATGTCGGGTCAAAATCTACAATCTTTTTGCCGTCTGCTGGTTCATAGTATGAAAGGCTTAACAGCGTGGCCGACCAAATCAGAATACAAATTTTGACAACAGTTTCTACTTTGCTTGGTTCTTGATCTTCCATAATTTGTAACTACCTAATGTGTGAGGAGGTAGCATATAAAGCTAATTTAGGTAGTTAGCCAAAAATAACAAATATTGGTATGTTTGGAAAGAAACATATTAGAAAAATGACAGCTTTACTTAAACCATTA